TTTTAGCTTCATAATTAAAGATTTTATTTTCTCCTCTTGATTTATTATAATCTAAACTTTCAGTTAATAATTGATCCTCTTTATTTTTTACTTCCCATTTTTCTGTCTTTGTTTTAAAGAAAGTTAGATAATCCCAACCGCCATTTTTATTTACAAATGAACATAACATTGGAGTATATTTAATTTCACACTCAGCTATAAATATAGTTTTGAAAACAGTATTATCATCAACTAATATTTCAAATATATTACCTTCTTGAAATTCTGCATTATCAACATTACTTATAGGAATTGAAAATAAATAATCTGTCGTTGGGTTTTCAATTATTGTATTTGTTTCTTGTTCAGTTTCTTGTTCAGTTTCTTTTAAATTTATATATCTAACTTTATATTTTTTATTAGAATTTTTAGCTATAAATATATTTATGTTAGGTGTTGGCTTTCCTTCTGTTGGAGAATCTGCTATACTTCTACTATATTTATATTCTCTATCATTAGAATAACCTGTTAATATACGATAAACTATATCTCTAGGAATTTGAATACCTCCAACATATTCTTCAAAACCATTTAAAGCTACAAATGTTTCACCACCTACTACTTCTACATAATTACCTGTAGTAGTTTCTTTATATGTTATAACTTCAACATAACACCATTGTTTAATACTTTCTTCATCAGTTGCTAGTGGGTAAATAGGTTGTATTATGTCAATGTATTCTTTTACATAATTTGATATGTTATAACTATTTTTAGTTTGTGAAATTGATGGTACTTTTTTACTTAAAGTGTAAGTAGGTACAGTTGGTTTTTTTTCTCTTTTATGCCAAATAAACAATTCAACTTTACTTCCTATTTGATTTGCTTCATCAACTTGAACAAAATATGGGCTTCTTATAAATATTAATTTCATTTTATATCTTTTAAAGTGTACTGCATTAAATTCTCAACATCTAATGCAAAATGATTAATTAAATCTTCATCAATGTATTTCTTGTAACCAGCTTCAAACGGCTTAGTAAAAAATAAACTCGGTCTTAACCCTGTTGTATAAATGCTTCTGCTAATTAAAAATGCAGTGTTTTTATAACTCATAAACTTGCCAGACTTTTTATCCCTAAACTGAAAACCTTTTCTTTGCACCCAGCTTTCAATACCTTTAGTAAGCCCTCCCTTTTGTCCTGTTCCACTGCCAAACTTAAACGGACTGTTGGGTGCTTTTAAACTAGAAAACTTCCCCTTAACTCCCTTGTCCTGAAACTGCCCATAAATTGGCATATCAAATGACAACTCAAAACTATTAGGACTTACCTTTACATTACCTTTAATTTCATTGTAAAGTTTTTTTGTATCGTTGTGTTCGCTTTTAGTTAGATTGCTTCTAGACTGCTGTATTACATAATCTCTAAACTTCTCTAAAGTCTTTTGTGTATGTTCTAGATTAACCATTAGCAAATAGTCATATCGTTACCTGTTTCAATTCCAAAAGTAATAGTCCAACCTACTATTTTGTTTTCAAATCTATCGCTAAACGCTTCAAAGTTTGCATTTCCATTTAATCTATATCCCATATCGTATAAATTACCTCTACGCAAAGACATTAATAATCTATTGGCGTTTTCAAACTGACTGTTAAATATATCCGCCTCGTTATCGCTATTAAAAAACAAATCGTATGCCTCCTTCTTTGAAATATCGCAAACATCCATTAGTAATACTGAAACGTTAAATATATTTGTATTACCGCTTTCGCTTTGTGTTGCAGAATTAACTATTATGTGACCTAAAGGAAATATTGTAGGCTTGTTTATATCAATATTAAAAATATCACCTTGTGATACGTTGTTTACTATGCCATCCTTTAAGAGTTCATCTCTTAATACTTCTGTTATTCTATAATAATTATTCATTTCTTTTAATCATTGAGTGTTCTATTTCTAATTTCTCTTTTTCAAATGTTAGGAAGGTAAGTGCTATTATAAGTTTAAGTCGTGAAACTTCTTCAAATCTTCTAACATCTCCTTGAGCGAGAGCATAGAATGATGAATACCAGCCCCATTTGCTCCCAAACTGTGCTTGTCGATTATATTCTGCAGCTCCTTGTTGTTCTCCAAATAACTCAGGGAACTGGCTAATAAGTCGTTGCTTAGTTTGTAAAAAAAAACCATTGCGCCTAAAACAACATCTACTGGAGCATACTTCATAGCATCGCAATACGTATGGCTTCCGTTGTATTCTTCTATTTGATATTTGTCATTAAACTTATCAATTATAGGTCTATAAAGTACTGCCATAATATTGTGCATCTTATCTACCTTGCCAAAATAGTTATCTAAATCGCTGAACTCCCCTAAGCTAATTTCATCCAGGTTAGGTATAAATCCGAAGTTTGTTTCTCCTAGTTTAAAAATCCTTTGTAGTTTGCACTCGTTTGAGAACATAGCATTGATGCTTGTAGTAATTTCTTTTACGTCTTTTAGTGCCATACTATTAGCAACACTCAAAGGAATATTGCAAAATATCTCCAGCATCTTTAATTGTAAAAAATCGCCCTCCTCGTTTTTTTCTGAAATATCAATGAACCTTTGGTATTGCTCCAAAGTAATTTCGCTTAAAGAAGTTGGTATTGTTATCTTAACTTTCATAATTATATAACGTTTAAATTGTTTTTTTGTATTGCTAGTAGATAAAATAGTTTCCTTTGTTTGGATTTGAAAGATTAAAGAATACATTATATCGTATTGCATCTATAGCGTGATTAAAATTATCAACTACTAATCCACTTTTTTTATCTGAATAAATATAATTGTTTAATTCTTTTGCTATGTTTGTTGAGTTAGGCTCAACTACTAATTCATAATCTTGCATCAATGCTATTCCTGCGCTTATGCTTCCAGCACCTTTCTCTGTTGCTATAATATTACAACCGTTGTTCTGCATCTCTGCAATTAGTCTAGGTTCTGCGCTATCTGCTATTATTAAACTATCACCGCAAACTTTTTTATTGATTTGTGATATTTCCGAAGTGGTTAATTTAGGTTTATATAAATGCTCAAATAAATAAATTTTCTTTTTGTTTTTATCGATGGCAACCTCAACTAATGTAGTTGGATCAATACTAAATCCAAAATCTTGACCGAAAGAAGTTTGTAAGTTATCAGGATTAAAGTTACCAAATGACCAATTAGTAAATACAACTCCCTCTGCTTTATCTAACCAACCACCTAAAATAACGTGTTCAAACTTTTTAGGGTTGTTTTGTTTTGTGAGTTCGATTTGGTTTAAAAAACTTTCTGATAAGTTTTCTTTATTGTCTAAATAAGTTGTATGTATGTAAGAAGTATCGCCTTTGATTATATTGCTTCTAGCATCAATCCCTTTAGACTGAAAGAATTTATTATAAATAAAATGCTCTTTAGTAGTTGGGTTTAAAATAAGTATTACTCTGTTTTGTTTTGTTTGGTGCCTAATTGATAAATCTATTTTATCGAATATCGTTTCATCTACCAACTCCTCTGCTTCATCAAGTACCCAAGTGGTTACATTCGCAATCGATTTAAGATTTGCCGTTTGTGTTCCGCTGCTAGTTTTAATACCACGAAATATAATCTTAGAACCAGTCTTTTTATTTATTATCTCGTCTTTGGTAATATAGAAATCGTGATGTAAGTTTGCAGTTTCAATCTTGTCTATAAATTCTGGAATAATAGATATGTGAGCAGATGTTAATGTATAACGAGTAAACAATATTATATGCCCTACTTCGTATGTGAGTAATAGCAAAAAGGAGTTCACAGAATATGATTTACCTGAACCCCTTCCCCCCGAAATTATATAGTACCTACTATCAGAACCAAGTAGATTATATTTGCTGTGTATCTTTATCAATAGTAAATAGTTCTTTAATATCGAAGTTATTTATATTATGCGTTGTTTCTATTGTTTCTTTTGGTTGCCCATAAGTATAAGCTATAATTAATTTAGCTGCTGAAATCTTATCTGCATCTCTAGACTTTTCATTCTTTACTATATCGGCTAAACAAATAATAGCATCAAGTGAATAAGGTTTCATTAAATCCCTTATTCTTTCTTCTTCTGCTTTTGACTTTCTTCCTGCAACTCCTTTAGTTGAGTGACCGCCATTATTTTTTCTATTATCCAATTTAATATTGTTTTAATTAATTAAATATGCTTACCAACGCTTCCTAATTGATTTAAGACATCGTTATTGTTATCGTAATGCATTTGTATCTTTAATGCTTTTATCTTATCTATTTTAGCCTCGTTTGAACCCATAGCGTAAATATGATTAAAAGGTATTCCAATCTCCCGAGCCTTGTCAATCATTCCTGTTTTAGAACTTCGAGCTGATATAATATAAACAGAATTGTTTACAATTAAATCTTTTGCTAATTTAGTACCTTTCTTTGTTGATAGTGTACCATCATAATCAAAACTAATTTTTTGATTTGTATTTAGTTTAGTTTGAAAAGCAGTAGCACAAATGCTTATACGTTTGTCTTTTGAATATTCTGCAACCATTATAGGATTAGACATACATCGCTGTATAAATTCCTTTTTAGGTTCGTTAGTCTTTGGCTTTGGTATTGGCATTGTCTAAGTGTGTATTGTGAACTTTTCTTAATTCCTCAAGTCTATCTCTCCAGCACGATGCACAGTTGCTATTATCAAGTTTTACTCTAAAAACTCTTTCGTATAATGCAATAATTTCGTACTGTTGGTTGATTGTAAGTTCATTTAACACCTTACTAAATAAATCTGTAAGATAGTTAAAGTCCTCCTCGATTAAACAATTAGGTTTAATATAAGGAAATAAACGATTAAGAGTTTCTTTTCTTTCTTCGCATCCACAATCCCATCCTGTTAATTCTGATACCTTTTCAACTACTGCTTTAATTCCTGTTGCTTCTGTGATAGCTTGTATTGTATCACCTAATCCTTTTGGTTTTCTTCCTTTTGCCATTCTGTTTTAATTTTTAAATTACACGTTTGTATTGTTTTAAATATTGCGCTTAGGCTAATTCCTGTTTCGTTTGCAATTTTTCGCATTGACATTTTATTATCGTAATATAAAAAAAATATCTCTTTATCGAACCAGTGAAACTGATTAACAATTTCTAAAACTTCATTTTGATTATCTATTTCAATTTGTATATCTACCTCATCAATTAAAACTTTTGTAATCTGTTTTTGTTTACGATGTAAATCCATCGCTAAACTTCGCAAAGTTAGATAAAAATATGCTTCATTTACTGTTTCTTTTTCTAAGCATTTAAGATAAGCTTCTTGTACAACATCTTCTGCAAAGTCGTTAATTCCTAACTGCTTGACAATATTTATCCATCGCTTATGCTGATTAAAAATTTCTTTCAATGATTTGCATATTATAATAATTCAAAAAATCTTTGGCTATTTGGTATGCTTGTTTCAATTTTCTTACTTCAACAAAGTTAGTGACTTTTATATTAACTTGTACATTTTTTTTTATGTTAATATAAATTTGTACGATGGCAATCATACTATCAACACTTTCCATTTATTCATTGGTAAATAGTTGATGCGTATCGACTCCAGTAAATCTTCCTATAAACGTACGAAGCTCCTCGCCTAAATTTTTTGCCATCAACTCAGAATCTTTTTCTGATAGTTTCTCTTTTCTTTGTAAGTCTATCATTTTATCAAACATAGCAGATTGAAATATATATATTGCTGCACGAAACCCATCTTTTGTATAGTTTGGCTTAAATGATACATTTTCTAATAAACCATCTTCTATTTCAACTAATATCGGACTGTATTTTTTTCCTATACTCATAATTATCTACATTCAATTCTGTAATTTTTTCCACCGCTTATTTGAATATAATCAGTTTCTTGGCAATCGCCACCAGAACTGAATAATTCCTTTGATATTTCTACATAACCCCATACCCAAGCACCGCCTAGATAAGATACTGGCTTGTAATCATAATACACCTTATAACAAGCGCAACTTCCTTGCGTTGTTGATACTGATTCTGTTGAGCAACTAAACGACATAATTGCTACTGCTAAAATTAAAATTGTTTTTTTCATAATCTTATTTATTTTTAAAATGGACAATATTCTTTTTTTGTTTTAGTGTATTGTTTCATAATTGTAATACATTTATAGAGGTTAGCCAATAGTTATCGGAAATTCATTTTTCTCCCGACTCCTGCTCCGATTGAGATTGTGCATCAACACCAACATTGCATTTATTTAGCCTTTCAAATTCACTTTCCCAAGCATCCAATGTCATTCCATTTACTGAAATGTTTTCAAGTCTATCCCTACCATCTCCATCCCAATCAATAGTTAATTCTCTACTACATCCCATTTGTCCGAGACTTCTAAGTTTTGAAAACAATTTAAGCAATGGCTTTACTGCATCATCTGAGCAAGTAAATGAAATTACATTTTGAAATGCAATGTTTGGTGTTTTAAATTTCTGTTCCATTTTAAATTAAGTTTATTGCCTACCCACGAAAAATGAACTATCCGATAACACGGGTTTGGCGTAATGCCACCAGATAGTTTAGTGCTAAATTCAAAGTTCGTGCAAGGTGGCACTAACGCCAAGCCCGAAACCGTTATAAGCAAGCTGGCAGAAGTGCTTCGATTGAACATTTCGGTTCAAAAAAATAAATAAAAAAGCCCCTCCGCACATCTTAAAAAATTGTCATTTGGCACTGTAAATCATCCAACTTTCTCTGCCCAAGTGCGTGCCATTTAGCATCAAGTTCGGTCCCTAAAAAGTT